CTTCAGGACAGTATACATCTGGTGGTGGAAAGCTAGTTAACTTAGCAACTTCAATTACAGCTGGTGTAGCAAGAGTAGACTTTTCAGATAGATCATTTACTGGAGTCACTATTACTGCTAGAGGTGCTTTAATCTATAACACATCGTTCTCAAATTCAGCGGTGGCAGTTTTAGATTTTGGAGCAGATAAAACAGCTACATCTGGAGTTTTCACAATTCAGTTTCCAGCTCAAACTTCAACAGCAGCGATTTTAAGAATCTCTGGTTAATTAGGAGGTAAACTCCTATGGCATCAGGAACTTGGAATACTGGCTTTTGGGGCCAAAACCAATGGAACGATTCAGCAGACCCAACTTTTACAGTTACGGGTATTGCTCTTACTGCATCTTTAGGTGACGAAACAACTGTTGGTGAAATTAATGTTGGTTGGGGTAGATTAGCATGGAATGATTCTGCATGGGGTATTGCAGGAAATCTTATAGCACCTGGTCAAGCACTTACAGGAACTTTAGCTAGTGTCGTAGCTTCTATTGATGTATCTACAGGTCCATCTACAAATAACAATCAACTTATTACAACTGCACTTAACGATGTAACAATCGATATTCAAACAAAAGCATTTCCAACAGGTATTGCATTAACTGCAGCAGAAGGAACAGCCGATGCTGGTCCTGATGCGATGGCTTCAGGTATTGCAATGTCTATGGGTCTTGGAACCATAGATGCATTCAACCAAACAGGTTGGGGTAGACAAGGTTGGAATGTTAATGCGTGGGGAGTTGAAGGTCAGTTTGCAAATGTTGATGTAACAGGTATTGCAATGACAGCCGCGATAAGCGCACCACAAGCTGTTACAGGAGATGCTAATTTAACTCTTAATACTTTAAACGTAGCTCAAGCAACTTTAGGTAATGTAGATCCAGCACCTGATGCAATGATCATAGGTGAACCTATAATTGCAAATTTAGGAACTGCTTTAGGTTTAGCTGGAGCAGGTGCAAGTCCAACAGGTATTGCAATGACAGCAGGGTTAGGAACAGCCGTAGGTGTCCCTGGCCAAGAAGTTGATGTAACAGGAATACCGATGAATAATCAATTAGCTGGTGTTAGTGTTGTAATTCATATTGATATTCAGCTTACAGGTTTAAGCTTGACTATGAACCAAGGATCTGGTAGTGCTTTGATCTGGAACGAAGTTAATACAGGTTCAGCGCCTTTAGACCCTCCAGGATGGCAGGAGGTGGCTGCATAATGAGTTTGACAGAAACTCATATTTTTAATAAAATGAACGTATAAGGAATTAAAAAATGGCAAATTCTACATCTGCTAGTCTAAAACTCACAGTACAAGCAACCGGTGAAAACTCGGGAACTTGGGGTCAAATTACAAATACAAACTTACTTATTTTAGAACAAGCCATTGGTGGCTTTACAACTTTCAATTTAACTAACGCTAATAGAACTTTAACTTTTACTAATGGTGCTGTATCAAATGGTAAAAACGATGTT